TGGGATGCTCCCATATCAGCTGATCGAAGCCCCCACGATCCCAAATGATATGGAGTAGCTTCTTCAATAGCTTTCGGTCGTGGGGTACGATGTCTGCAGCCTGCCCCATAGTGTGCTGGCTTTCGGGCTTGCCACCTATGGCAGCATTAAGACCCTTGTCTCCACCCGAGCGGAAGCCCGAGGTGACAATGATAGGATGCCCCAGTTCCTCACGGATGCCGTCAAGATATTCCATGAGCATATTGAGGTGCATGATCTGATCCTTATTGGGGTCGTTGGGGATGCCACGAGAGATAGCCGTGGGGCTATGCGTCATCTCGGATAGTGAAAAGTACTTGCTCATAGTCGTGTCAGTTAAAAGCCACTACCTCCTCGGTCGTTGAGTTCCTTACGGAGCTTCTTCATCTCCTCGTCGTCAAGCAGGGTAGAGTAGGCACTGCGAAGTCTGCGTAAGCTCTTTACTACGTTCTGCGTGTCGTTCTTCGGGCTGTTCTCCCAAATGCTTAGGCCCTCGGTGGCGATGAACACCAGCGCAAGGACAACAGACACCCACGGCACTTCGGGCAGGTGGAAGAGTTGCCACACGTCTGTGATGAGGAAGAGCATATCAGCGAAGCCCGCCACGATGAGGAACACGTAGTACCACAGAAGTTTGCCGAGGAGTGTGCGGATGCCCCAGCTATTCAGTCGTGGGGAGAAGCGTTTTGCCACCTCGTCCAGCGTGCCGTGCGCTGTGCCCTCCTCAATAGCCTTGCGGGCTTGGTCACGTGCGAAGCGCTTATCTCTGCGTATGGCTGAATTGGTGTCAAGGATGCTGGCGAACAGCACACCGACATAGCAAATCAGCACGACGACAGAAGCCAGCGTAATCTCCCCCTTGCCGAACACGGAGAAGTCGAAGTACTCTGTAATAATCATAGTCTTTGGTTTTGGTTGGTTAGGTTGGTGCTGGTTAATAGTTGTCTCCGAATACTAAGAAGGTGAAGTCAATATCGCTATACAGCGTATTGTCGTACTTCGTGTAGACCTCGAATGAGTTAGCCGTTATGTTGCCCGCCTTCGCGTTGTGTCGCCCGTTACCTGCGTCCATACACAGCACTGAGTAGCGCGTGTGTCCGAGGTCGTGTCTAACGGTGTATGTACCTGTCCCCGTTCGGCTGATGCTCATGCGATCCGCTCGTGCTCCCCATTTATGGATGAAGCTCACGCTGTTTGCGTTCACACGCCCCCCGAGGAGTGCCCCCGACATATCGACGTCGCCACGGATCTGCACAATGGGCTTGTTTAGTTTGTTCGAGATACGTACGAAGCGAGGGCTTGCACCCCACATGCCCATGAAGAAGAGAGCCCCTTCGTCTCCGATGTAGACGCGGCAACGTTCGTTACGGGTGTCGTTGAACTCGAGCGTGCGGAAGTCGTGGGTATAGGTATCAGGGAGCTTGCCACCAAATAGCATTGAGGCAATACGCAAGACCTTGCCGCCTTCCATCACCTCCATCTGACCCCAATGGCCAGTGCCGTCGTGGTTGATCTCCACCACACGCTTCTCGCCTGTAGTCCCGAAGCCCGTCACCCCAGCCGCAAAGGCGGGGAGAGAGGTGTTAGCAGATCCTGCGAAGAAGCTACGCACCTGCTTTGTCCTCGGATCACGTGCCGCAATAAAGTTGGTAAGTACAAGCCCGCCATAGATGTCGGTAGTCCCGTCGGTGATAGACGTTCGTAGGTAGTCGAGTAGTCGTGCATTGTCCTCGATAGCCTTTACCTTCTCGTCGGTATAGCTCTTCGCCTTGTTCGTCGCCTGATTGGCTGCGTTGTCGGCATACTTACGTACCTCTCCGTCCTTCTTTTCGGCTTCGGCTACCGCTTCGCTCTTGGCTTGTCCTGCCTTCCCGTCGGTGTAGCTCTTCCCTTCGTTGTGCTTGCTGTCGGTGTAGTTCTTTGCGCCCACAAGGGTAGCCGATGCTTGGCTGTCGATACGCTTGGACGTAGTCTTGTCGCCAGCGTCAGCGTATTGCTTTGCGCCATTGAGAGCCTCGCCTGCCTTCCCGTCGGCATAGCCCTTAGCCTCTACCGATGATATGTAGTCGTCCAGGCGCACCCAGTGAAGAGCGTTGAATGTCGTAGAGGCTTCCTTAGCGAAGAGTGTAGTCCCTCGTGGGTAGTTCACGCCTCCGATAGAGTTGGCTTCGGTCATCACCCAGCTGTCCCCCACCTGGTAGGAGGTGGGCTTCTTTAGGTGTGTGGTCGTCTTGCCGTCGGCAGCCGCCTTGGCCTCCTTGGCAAGCTGCAACGCTTTCAGGCTGTCGCTGTCTACGATCTCCTCCCATGTATAGGATGGCGTGTATCTCCAGCTCTTCCCAGCGTTGGGGCTCGGTGACTTATCCAGCGAGGTGAAGGTATCCCCGATGTGAGCCTTCTTGTCCTTCTCCGTCGTCCACTGCGACGTCGGTGGGGTAGTGGCAGAGGGCGCGCCATTGAAGTACCAATTAGATACCTTCCCGTCGAGCTGCTCCTGCATGCGCTCGAGCTTCGCATTCATTTCGGTTACCCCCGAGAGCCCCGTCGTCAGCTCACCTCGCAACTCCTGCACCTGCGCCTCGGTGTACTCTCTCCCTTCCTGCACCTTGCCATCTGCGTAGCCTTGAAGGGTAGTAATCACCGTATTGGCCTTATCCTCTAAGGAGCGTCCCGCCTCCGTGAATTTGCTGTCAGTGTAGCTTCGAGCACCAGCGGACTTAGTATCGACATAGCCCTTGAGCCCGTCGGTCTTGTCGTCGGTGTAACTGCGTGCCTGCCCTAAGATGCCCTCGAGTATGGTGTCGGCATCAGGACCACCGCTTGCACCTCCACCTGTGAAGGATACCTTATACCCTCGGATCTCCTTACGTACTAAGTCGATGACGAACTCCCCGTCAGGCGAGATGAGCTTGTCGATGCGGAGAGCTGCCGCTGGTATCTCCACAAGCCCGTACAGAGGTGTGAACACTCTGTTGGGTAGCGAGCTAAGCATACCGACAAGTAGGTGGTAGTAGCCTTCCTCGCCTTCCATAGGCTTGAAGCCATCGCTGGTGACGAATGTCCCCGTGTTGTCGGTCTTGCTGCATCGTGCATACACATAGAGGTTGCGTACTGCATCATCTACATCCACCTCAATACCTGGTATGTCCCACGTCTTGTAGTCGGAGAGTGGTCGATCGGGACGTACCCCTTCGATCCCCATGGTGAGGTGGCGAATGACGCCAGCAGGTACGGATAGCTTCTTATATGTATTCGAGTAGCGGACCACATGCTCCACGCGTCGTGCACTCGTAGCCGACTCCACAAAGAGCCACTGCAAAGAGGGGTCACCCTGGAGCAGACGCAGAACACGTGCCGTAAGTGGGCTGATGCTGTCGTTGAGCTCGGTGCGTATTCTGTGCTCGATATTCACATCGGGTGGCAGGTGCTTCGAAGGTAGTAGTCCCTCGGAGTCGAGCGGAGCAATGCCATTAGGCTCACCCACACGATCACGCAGCTTCTCTACCTCGAGGCGAAGGCTCGCCAGCTCAGCAGAGCCCACTCCGCCACCTGGAACACCTGGGTAAGGGCTTGGATCAGGGCGCAGCTCCGTTACGTCGTTGCGTGGTGCGTCACCCCATCGGAGGCGGTGCTTATCCCACAAGAGCTCCTTGCCGTCGACAATCACATAGTCGCCTTCCACGCCCCCCTGTGGGAAGCGCGAATACACATCAAGCAGCGTAGCGAATACGCCTAAGTTCACAAGCCTTGCTTTCATTATTCCATTAGTGTCTTACTGGTTTCCATTAGGGCCTTGGCCTGCTCTCCATTGCCCAGCGTGAGCGCGGTGAGTGCCCCTGCATAGTAGACCACGGCCTCGCGCAGACGCTCACAGATCGTGAGCTTGCCTTCTCGGATCTTAGGGCGAGGTAGGTAGCGAGCCTTCTCCACCTGGATAGACTCCCCAGCCTCGCAGCTGTATAGCTCCAGCGTCAGACCCTCGGGAGCTTGGATAAGAGCTACCACGGGCTTCTCGGGGCAACCTCGAACGCCTGAGAAGGCACTAAGCTGTAAAGCATATCGTGGGTCGTCTTCATAGATAGGCTCTGTGACGTCCTTTCTCCAGTCGCTCATACGGAAGGTGACAAGACGCAGGAAGTCGGCAGGGAGCGTCATTACGCCACGGCCATAGCCGACGGCACTCTCCCAGCGGATAGTCCCCGAGAAGGGCAGACCCACATCCAGCAGGTGGCGTGGGGCATCGCGGTGGACGATGAGCGCAGCATCCTCCAGCTTACTCTCGATGATCTCCTCGACACTGAGCGTATCGACGTCACCAAGAGAGGAAAGGGTGGCACTGGTGTTGTTCTCGTCCAGTGCCACCCTTACCGCCCGCTTCAATTCTTCGATAGCGTACTCCATGGAGGATTACTCCTTGTCGGTAGCGTCTGAGCCTTCAGCGTCATCAGTGGCAGAGGGTGAGACGTCCGTCCAGTTGATTTTTACACCTACGGACTCAGCTGCTTCTTCGATGGACTTACGTGATCTCATCTTAGAGCGGCCTACACCATAGTCAGTAGCGAGGGCTTCCTTAGCGTCGGACTCATTGGAGAAGGAAAGGACCACACCCTCGCTCTTCTCGGCATGGGCTTCTTCGGTCTTGTCTTCCTTCTCTACTACCTCCGAGCTATCCGTGTAGTAGGGATCTTCCTCGAAGTACGTACCGAAGTAGGGGTGCGCCTCCAGCTCTGCCTGCTCCTCTTCATCGTCAGTTACGTATGCACTGCCACGCTCCATTTGAGGCTCAAAGGCAATGTGACGATAGGACGTAGCGTCTGAGCCGAGGCTAAGGCTAAGGCAAGTGCCTGAGATATATCTTTTATTCATTCGTTCTTCGTTCGTTAATAATAAAGGAGGGGGCAGACACCAAAGGGCCCATGCCCCCGTCCTTTACAGACACATCACAAAAGACAACGGACACTCTAAGGCTTACGCCTTCTTCAGACGAAGGCGAGCGTGAGCCTTTGGATAGCGGAGATACAGGCAGGCGATCTCCTGGATGACGGCTGCGTCGGTATTGCGGATACCTGCTGCCTTCATGTCGAGGATATTACGCTGCCAGGATAGGAAGGTACTCTTGACGAGGAACTCGGGATCGAGTGCGAAACCGCAGTCGCTCATGCCGTTCAAGTCGAAGAGCTCATGATGCAGGATCATGATTTCACCGAAGTCGGTGATCCAAGACTTGAACTGAAGATCCCACGACTCTACCGACTCCTTCAGGCGGAACTTGTCGCTCTTGATCTTTGAGAACGCTGCGAGCATTTCGCTACCGCAGAGAAGGATCTTGCGCTTGTTGCCGACACCTGTACCTACGAAGAGGTCCTTGGAGATATCTACAAGCTGCTCATCGGTGATGTCAGTGCGTCTTGCCGAAGCGACGTACGTACCGACCTCGATATCCTTACCCGCCTGATACCAAATGCCTCCCGTGAACCACGTTGCAGAGCCGTCCTTAGAGGGGTGGGTGATTACGTTCTTCACCCCGAAGAGGTAGGTGTTCTCCTGTGCAAGGCGCATATCGTAGATACCATCTTCTTCAAGGTCCGAGAAGTCCCACTTGACGTTCTTTGCAGACATCTTGTCGATCGTGGACTGCTCGATTTGGATCATGAAGTTTTGGCAGTACTGCTCCTCGAAGGTGGGTACGTTGTTGAAGCGGCCCGTCTGTGCATCAAGCTCAGCACAAGCCTTACCCATGCGGACGAGGCGCGTATTCTGAGCGATCTGTGGAACGAGGATAGGCTGGCCCTTCGCATTCTTTGCGCCATTGACGGCATAGACAACAGGCAGGTTCGTGCTGGGGTCACGACCACAGACGTGGAGGACGAGGTCAGGTGCACTGCCTACGGGGTAAGCGTTACCCTTTTCGTCGAACTGCCCCTTGACACCGACGACGCGGATCGTATCGTCGAGCGTGAACATGCTCCCGTCAGCTACTTCCAGCTTGATGCTGGCGTCGGTGGCCTGCTGTGCGGCCATCAGCTTCGACGTGGTTGTCGAGATAGGGCGCGTGCCTACTGAGGGGTACTTCACCTTCATGCTATCGATCTTGCGAGCTTCGGAGTGTCGGCTGATCTGATCGATAGGGGTGGACATTGGACGGATCTTCGTGATGCGATCGTCAATGGCCTTGGAGTAGTAGTCGGGATCGCCCTCAGCCTCACCCGTGGTGCGGTTGGCGATACCTTCGTTACCCATTTCCTTGCCACCCTGGCCTACGGCTGCACCGCTATCAGTCTTACCTGCATCAGGGAGAGGACCGACGACAGCCATAGCACCACCCCCGAAGATGCCCGCCAAGAGGAGCAGACACAGGTTTGAGATGTTAGTTACTAATTGCTTCTTATTCATCTTGATTTTGGTTAGTTGGTTGATATTACTCTCGCTTAATTCGCTTCATCTTGCCCCTGTCCCAAATGCTCTTGCGGGTTGATACTTCGCCAAGAACACCCAGGTCGGGTGTGGGTCTTTCAGGGGTTGAGCCACCTCCCGAGAGGTTAGCCGTGCCGTCGCCTTCTTCGGGCTTACGGAGCTTCACGTCGATCTTCTCATTGCGCCCTGCCACGCGTCCCGTCTCCTCAGCCTCTGCTACTGCGTTGTCGTAGCCAATAGCCTTGAGGGCCATTTCGATAGTCTCGCGTGTGAACTTACCGCGCACCCCGTCAGTGACAATGTTTTGGAGCAGCTCCATGGACTTGTCAATATCCTCGTCGGGTACGCCTTCATCCTGGAGCTTGCCGATCACGTTGAGAGACTCACTCAGGTTTTCCTCGTACTCCTTCTCGAGCTTCTCGGAGTTAGCGATGCGGTCGAGGAACTTCTGATTAGCCTCTGCGATCTGCTCCTGTTTCTCAGGGTCTCCGATAGCGTCGGTAATCTCCGTTCCGAATGTTTCTACGAGAAGGACTGCGGGATCTTCACCGCCTGCCCAACGCGAGACGAAGCTCGCACTGCGGGGGTCACGGCCAAAGAGGTCTGCGATCTCCTTCTCTCTCCCCTTGTATCCCTCTAACTGGCCCTCGTAGTCGTCGTAGTCGTCGTTTACACGACCAGCGAGGACTTCGTCGTCGTCCATATCGTCGTCGGGGTATTTCTCCTTCAAGCGTGCCTTGAGTCGGTCACGCTTGCTCACCTCGGCAGCGGGGGGATCTGCGGGTGTAAGGTCCTTCTGTTCATCTATTTCCATAAGCCTAATTTTATAGATGAAGCAAATCTATAAAGCACCCGCCCTAATGTTGTGACATATTGCGTATTATATATTGGAATTGAACCCTCTTCTGCGTATCTTTAAGGCATACCAAAATAAAGGAGAGGGATATGCCAGGTAAAAGATCGTGTTACGAGTACAAGCACCGAGTGCTGCGTGAGATACTGACGAAGTACCGAGAGGCTACTTCGATGTGCTTTTACATAAACATGAAGAA